GCTTCTGGCAAGCTCCTTCTTCACTGGTTCTGAAGCAAATCTCACCGCCTTCGTATTCATCATTGAGTAATACGGACACGCTGACCTTCCGAGAGGTTTCGCTTGTGTGGGGCTCCAGGTCGATGTGGTAGTTGTAGCCATTGGAAGGAGCTTTGTAGTGCATGATCTGTGCTTTCTCGATGCCAGTAAGATCGTACTTGAAGTAGAGATTAACCATCTTTGCAACCTCTTGCAAGATGTCGTACAACTCTGTGGCTTCATGCTCAATATGGTAAACATCAGCATCTCTAACGGCAGTGTCGGTCTTTTTCTTGCCAGCTTTGTGTACTTTGGCCTTTACTGGGGCTGCGTCTACCAGGTAGTCCATGAACGCTTGCACCTGTTCGCTGGACAAAGACATGCCTGTTACACCGTGTTTAGAGGAGTGCATGGTCTACTGTGTTACTGGTTCCAGCCATGAAACGATTGTATCAGTGCAAGCGTGTGTTAGTAAACCAAGTTGTCTATGTAGACACTACCAGCTCGCACCTGGGGTTCTCTTTGTCGAAACCACCAAATTTGTAAATCACTTGGTTGACCTGTTCAAAGCTGTCGTCTTTCAGAACTCCAGCTTTCACCAAAGCGTCACAGGCAAACTTGTCTATGATTGAGCAAGGGTTGCTTATGTCGATACGCCTTTTGGTTTTGGCGTAGTAGGTGTAGGTCAAGGTCACTGGTTCGGTGAATTCAGGTAAGTCTTGCAACTCAGGTAGTAGCTCCTCGGTGTAATTTTTTTTTGCAATAGACAGGATTCTGAAGTAGGCGTTTCTGTAGTTGTTCAAATTTAAAATAAATTTTTTATTTTTTGAATAGTAAATTTGTAACGGCAAACAAATATTAATTTGATCTTTCATTCTAAAAGTTGCCCTACATTTTGTTGGTAATTAATTTTCATATTTTTTTTTGAAAAATTTTTTTTTAGCACGAATGTGGTCGTGTGCAAAGTATAGCACTTTAAAAGTGCAATGAGATTTTTTGGTGATTCAGTGCACCTAACTTAATTATAAACACTCGCCTGTACCAATATATATATATTGGGGTGTCGGGGTCAATTAATTGGTTCTGGCTACCCTAAAAACCCAGTCCATAGGGTTCCTTTGAGGGCTGGAGAGAACCAGAAATGCAGAGGTGTTAGCCCTCTGAACACAAGTTTGCACAATCATGCAAAGATTTGCATGTTAGCATACACTCGTAAGCTATTGATTCTATTAGACTTTTTGGAAAAAAATGAATTTCTCTGGATTTTTGAGCTCTCAGCGGAAGAGCACTCCATTACTTAGTTAACTATTCACTTATCCTTCGGTGAGTAATCCGAGGCTTCTGCTCCGAGCAACTTGCCCAGTCTCTCCTTAATATCTTCCTTACTCATGCGGTCAAGGTTGGCGTTGATGTTGATGTTCTGCGAGCGATTGATGGACAATCCTCCCAACTGATTGAGCTCCTTGATGGCAGAAACCGCAGCGTTAAGCTGTCCACTTTCATACGCTTGCTCCATGATCTTCCACAACATTGTGCCAGTCTTCTGTGGTGTGATGGCGTACTTCTCAGCCAGCTCATCCTGTTTGATCCTGATGGCTTTGACTACCTTTGGGTGATGCGTACCACTGAGCAGTTTGTTGGCACTGACAGCTGGGAACTCGAAGCCAGCTTTCCGAGCTGCTTCAGTCTGGCTGCAAGCACCTTCGGTGTAATGCCACACGAATGACGACTGCATCTCAGTCAAACCAAACTCGTTGTCTTTCTCAAATTGAGTCGGAGCACTCACGATTTGTTCCTTCGGTTTCCTAGGTCGTCCAGCCATGTCTACTCCTCGACCAAGGCAATGAACTCACCCTCGTCTGTCTTGATTATTGTTATTATGTTCTTACCTTTGAGCTTTCGCTCCACTCCCATGAAAGTGTTAGCAACCACAAAGTGAGTGGTAATTTCGTAGTCCTCGTCATCGGTTCTCAGCAGTATTGATTTTAGTAAACTCATGACAACAGTGTACCAAGGGTAGTGTACAGCTCCCAAACACTTCCTGTAGTGTTCTCTCTATAAACCATCGTTTTATACGTTATACTCATCTATTAATATTTATATATATATATACTACACTACCAACCTATAAGAGAAGGAAAGCCTTATAAACAAAGGAAAAATTGACAGGGTGACCAACAGTGTACAGCTACCCTTCCTCACCCTCTTTGACACCCTGTCACAGCACATCTCTGCATACTTTCGCACATTGTTATACATCTTCGCACACCTCGTCTCGCCCCTTGAAGTGTACCCTAACGAAATATTTGCGTACTAACCCTACCAAAGTGAACACCAAAGTTTGCACCACTGCCGTGACTGGCACGCTGAGTTCCATCCAAGTGGTGGTAGACAACACGAGGATTGCTATCGGAAACGCCATGAAGAAGCCGATGGCTACATCGCTTACAGCCTCCTTGGCTGCCGATCTATCTATTGTCATAGCTGACCCTCAAACTAGCCCTGATGCCATGCTTATTCAACACCGCTTTCAACTCCGCTAAGGACTCGTCAGTCTCAGGTCTTACGACCAACCCAGCGTGAACGTAAAGCGTCTGTACTGCCTTCTTATTCGTCATGACTTGTGATGCACCGTAACAAACGCTTCACACTTGGGGCAACTCAGATTTGTAATGATAAACCACTCTTCAGCTTCGCTGTCATCGTCTCCGCCCCATATAAGTTTTGTATTACAGTTATAACAGTTCATTTCTTCTCCCATTTGTTGTCATACAACCTCTTTTCTTGTAAATGCCTGACCAAACGATAAGCAACGAGGAACGGCATGAGGACTGCGAGTGTGAACAAGCCGATGGCTGCTATGGATATGTAAAACCACACAGTAAGCCACTCCTTTATGGTCTGGTTATTCATCGGTGCCTTGTCCCATATATTCATGTTTGTATAAATTCATGCTTCTATTAACCTCATGCCGTAATTGTTACACCCTATAGTAATATCTAGCCCCTTTTTCTTAATCAATCGGTTATTCTTAAATGGTCTGTAGTTAACGTGGTGATGCCATCTGTTAAATCTCCACACCACTTTTGCTACATCAGGGTGCAATGCCTGTATCATTTCTGACTTAGGCAAAGTGCCTTCTTTGCCGTAGAACTCTTCGGTGTTGCCACCCTTCACCTTCTGTGTCGTGTTCTTCTCTTGCAGAAAAGCATTAAACTGAACCGTGCAATGACCATCTTTCAAAACTCTCAATGACAGGTCTGTGTCTTCGTTGTACCTACCTCTCCAGCGGTAAGGTATGTTGTTTTGTATTAATAGTATTGAATAAATGCGTGTGTTTTTAACAAAAGGCGGTAAAGGCTCTTTAGCTTTAGCAAAAAAATCGTAGTTTAAGCCAGCCAGATAAACATTTTCATATCTATCAACAAAATCTTCAGCAGCTTTTAATATGGTGCCGCTAGTAACTTTACACATTAAGTTTTGGTTAAGCCTGTTAAAACTAGCTATGTTGTCATCCATTACCCAATGTCTTATAGCCCCCAAATTTATAGAATGATCCCAACAAAAGTTTCTAGCAGCTCCCGGTCCTTTACTTTTCTTGTCACCAATATCGTCACAAGTGTTATATTCATTTAAGTAATGGTTAGGCAAAACCAACACTCTTTTTGCGTCTATAACGGATGCATAATTATCGTATTCCTGTTCTTCAACAACAATATAATAAGGAACAGACATCGACTCTAAGGCTTTGCTTGTGTGTCTTGTTTTCCATCTTCCTTTAGAAACAATGTATATAGGGTAGTTAGGATTCATCATCAATGTATTTGTATTTAGAAGCTCTGCGGAAAGGTGCATGTGGAAACCACAAGGTTTTTTGTTTTGGCGTAATTTCTTGTTCCATCAGAGCTTTGAACTTGTCAAAGTCTTCTTGATTTCTAAACCGCACGTTAACCTGATGCCACGGTCTTAAATCTTGTTGTTCAAACTCTGGCATGCCATCCCATTCGTCTTCACAATCTAAAAACAATTCTTTTTGTTTGTCTTTACTCATCAGTCGCTCCCAAAGTTGCTGTTAAACCCACCCGACTCTTCCACAGCGGTGTAGCTGATGTCGTAGACCTTCTTACCGTTGGTTCTGCGTGCTTCGATGCCTCTTTCGTGCAAGACACGATTGGCTTCTTTGAAGTCAGGCATCCTTGGGGCTTTAATGCCCAGATCACGCAACAACTTGGTCATCTGTACTGGTTTGGTGAACTCACTGTCGAAATCAACGTGTTCCAAGAGCAAATCTTCAACGCTAGACTGTGTACGGTATATCTCATTCGATTCATGCAACATGGCTCGCTCATCAGGGCTTAGAAACCAGTTCTTTTGCCCTTTCACATACAAAGTCTCCTTAACTTCAGCCCACAACTGTTGCATCTTGACCCCATGATTGACGTTGATGTCTTTTACCGCCAGAACCCAAAATCTTCGATTACCAGACGTGTCCGTCAAGAATTCTCTGGCGTTAACACTAGCGTAAAAGGCAGTACGTCTCTGGTAGGTGGTAAACGCTCTGTCATACGGCAATCTTAACTCATCCGTCTTTGCCGTGACAAATGCTTTGAGCTGGTCGATGTCACTCTTCTTAAAAGTACTCTCAATTTCGCCCAACTCCACAATCCAGTGACTAACGGCTCGCTTCACGCTGTCCTTATCACTAGGGTTCAGCGTGGCACCTTCCAGTAGCCAACCCCTGTCGTAATCGCACAGTCGCTTGAACCACAGCGTCTTACCCAGTCCTTGTGCACCTTGCAGTACCAAGATGCCTTCGAGTTCCACTCCTTGTTCTTCGTAAGCAGCAGCGACACAACTGACCAACCACTTCTTCATCAGCATTTCTTTTAGTTGGTTGCTCTCGTGTGTCATTAGGCTGTCCAGAAAGGTTTGCAGTCGGCTTTCGCCATCCCAAGGCTCGCTGTCTATCCACTCCACCACTGGGTTGTATTCTTCTGCCAGTATCTTCAGGTAATCTCTGACTCTGGTGTGTGGTATGCCCATGTTGATGGCACGGTCCTCCACCTCTATCAGAGATGCCTCCTCCTTCATGTCAGCGATGAACTTGGTGTTCGGTATGTCTATTTCCATGCGTTTCTTGATGACGTTGTAACGCACTTCAACATTGTGCGTTTTTAAAACGCCATTGACGTTGTCCTTGGTGTTCAAGAAGCGTCCGCTTGCGTTGCGTTGGAACTCGTAATCGACTGGTAGGTCTAATTTCTGCAAGGAAGGTATCAGCTCTCCTTCTAATGGGTCGTTCTTGTGGTCGTTGTAATCACCCTTGCTCTGAGGCATTAAAACCTCTGCATTGCCCTTGTTTTTAAGTATGGCTTGACAGGCTTTGCTTGCTTCCTTCTCACCTGTCTTGGAGTCGTCATTGTCCGCTATAAAGATGTGTTTCTTCTTGTTGAAAAATTCAAACATGACCTCTGCAACAGGCGATAGATTGTAAGCGTCAAATGCCACGATGACAGGCTGTGAGTAATCAGCGTAGACACTCGCTGCGGTGGCATAGCCTTCTGCGTAGTTAATTATGTCGCTGGTTTTCAATATCTCTTTGCCCAGAATAAAAAAGCTACCGCTTTTCTTAGAACCAGTAAGAAATTTCTTTGAGCCGTCCTGTGCTATGTATTGCAAACCTACCACCGTCATCTGTTTGTCGTACAAAGGTATAACCAGCTGTCCCGATGCGTTGACCTTTAAACCGTAAGACAACACCTGTTTCTTTTCTAAGTATGGGTGCTTTTCACACGGTAGGGCTTCATCCCATAGGCTCTGTGCCCTCTTAGCTGCTTTGCTGTACTTCTCCTGTTGTTTGACCTCTGCTTGCTTCTGTAGATCGGCTATTTCTTGCCGTTCGTCTTTAGTAAGGGTCTGCCTTTTCCTGTTTTCTGGTTTCCAGATAGCAGTAGGAGAATCAGCCGAGACTCGATAATCACCCAGTCTGCCATAAGGCACAGACTGATCGAGCCACAACTGATACCACCCTACGAGCTTCCTTTTGCCGCCAACATTGATGTAAGCACGACCAATAGTGCCGTCAGCGACTAAGCCCTTCTGTGGTTCTGGTTCCAAGCCATTGTCACTAAGAAAGTTAGTGAATTCTACTTGGTAATCTACTGTTAAAGGTCTATCAAAATTCTTGGTTGGTCGTGTTATTTTAAGTGACATCAATTATCTCTTTTTATTTTGGTCGTTGTGGTTTTTGGTAAAGTATGTAAAATAGTACAAGATTTTATTTAACTTAGCAAACACAATTAGGAGACATTATGAGCTTAACAATAAAAAGTACTGGCGATTTTGAAAAGCTAGACAAAGGAAGATACGCAGCAATCTGCTATCAAATAGTAGACATGGGTACCACAAATCAGGAGTACGAAGGCAAGGTTTCTAAGAAGAAACAAGTCAGAATAACTTTTGAAACCACCAGTGAAATGATGGCAGACGGCAGACCTTTTTCTGTCAGCCAGACGTACACAGCGTCATTGTCAACGATGGCATCTTTAAGAAAACACTTGGAGTCGTGGAGAAACAAAAATTTTACAGAGGAAGAAGAAGCTGGCTTTGATATAAGCAATCTGTTGGGTTGTTCGGGAGACATAGAAGTTGGACACACATCAGGTGGCAATGAAAAGATCATAGGCATACGTTACCCTGAAGGCGGTGTACAAAAAGTAGCTACTAAGAACGAACAGGTCTTGTTTGATCTGGACGTTTACAACGATGAGTTTAGAGGCAAGTCTTCTGATGAAACCAAAGCCATGTGCGATGTATTTGTAGGTTTTCAAGAATGGCTACAAAAAGACATCGAAGACAGCTTTGAACACAAAGCAGCTGTACAAGAAGGCAACGAATCAGACGTTGTTAAGTCAGAGGTAATAGAAGAAAGCAACAGCGAATCGTTAGCTGATCTAGCAAACGATGACGATGAAAACGACTTACCGTTTTAGTTAAATTTCCGTGGGCGATTCCCTTTTCCTTTTTTGATCTCACACTCAAATGGAATCGCTCACACTTTTCTGGACACAAAATGCAAAAAGACATGGTTAATCATCCACCACATTATGAAGGCGACATAGAATGTATCGACTACATACAACAACAACTTGGCGACAATTTCAGATACTACTTAGAAGGAGCTTCGATCAAATACATGCACAGGTTTAAATACAAGCATAAAGATACAGGCAAAGAGATAGAGGACTTACAGAAGAACCAATGGTACGACAGTAAGTTAATAGAAGAACTGCAACGACTGAGAGAACAAGAGAAACTCATTGAGTAATTTACAATACGACATCTACAACTTACCAGCTGCAATTATGATGCAACATCAGATGTCAGAAGAAGTGGTGCAAACATTAAATACTCACCTAGAC